TCTTCGCGCCCGTTCTCGCGGCTTGGGCGACCACGCGACCGTTGAAAAACGCGCCGTCAGTCGCAACTACAGGCGTGCCTATGCCAGCCAGCACGCGCCCGCCGATGTAGTCAGTCCACGACGCAGCGCTGCAGTTGATCTCCGAGTGCCACGCTGCAACGGCTGAAGCTGGCAGCGGCGGCGTCTGCGGCGGGAACCAATACGCCTGTGCCCACGCGTCGAGCGCGGCTTCTTCGGGCGCGGTGGGCTGGGCGGAGCACAGGAGCACGTAGGCGATGGAGCCATCGCTGGGGAAGTCGTTGGACGGGTTAGCGTACCCGCCAATGCGGGCCTCTGTGATGGTGGTAACCGTTGATGCGGCATCGGCCGTAGACACCGCGGCATTGTTATCGAGTTTTATGTTCCGGTTGGTCCCATCTCGCCAACCTTTGAAACGATGCACAGATGTATCCGGAGTCCCGGTGGTCTGGTTTACTCCTGAGAACCCAGCCAACCAGGATGCAGCAGTGGCTCCCATGCCCGACTCAACCTGCCCGTTGGATACACTCGTAAACCCCGCGAATCCTTCGGCCGATGGAATGGTCAGGTCGCGAAGCCGCGCTACGACAAACAGCCATGGACGCGTGCCCGCCAGAGGCAGTCCGGCCAGGCCGATCCCCCGCCAATAGCTGCCGGTGGAAACAGACTTGGCTACCGTTTTGCCATTGAAAAACCCGACATCAGCGCCAACCGTCGGCGTGCCGATTGCGGCCAACACGCGCCCGCCGATGTAGTCAGTCCACGACGCAGCCGTGCACGTAATCTCCGAATGCCACGCCGCGACCGCAGTGCTGGGCAATGCTGGCAGCTGGCTGACTCCGCCGCCGCCCGTGCCGCCGCTTGCAAACCCGCCGCCGCCGCCGCCCGGTCGCCTATTTCTTCGACCGCGGCCCATTAGCGCCCGCTAAACCAGATGTAGAGGCTACCCGCGCCGGTGTCGCCCTTGGCTCGTACGTGCGTCTGCTCGGGCCGCAGCACCATATCTTGCCAGCCGTCCGCAGCCTCGAACAGCGGATCCGTATTCGTCGGAGCTCCGACCGTCGCATCCCCGAACGCGAGATGCACTGCGCCGGTCGTTTTGACGCTGATATAGAGCGCGTAGCCGTTGGCCGCGCGTACCAGCGTTGCGGCGCCTGCTGCGCTCGTGAACGCCAACGCGGCGGGCGATGAGGCGGGGCCGCCTGGGGCCATGCGGTCGGCTGCGGATGCTAGGTCAGATGCTGACATTTGATTACCCTCCGATTACAACGCGAACACATGTGCCCAGGATCCAACGCGAGCTGCGACCTGCTGAGCGCCGCCCGTTTCCGATCGCATCTGGCATGACAGCGTGCCGATAGCGGTCACGTCGCACGAGCCGCTGATATAGGCGCAAGCATCAGTGCCAGCCGGCCCGACCGCCTGGGGCGCTACGCCTGCGCCGAATGCGACCTGGCCGACCAGCGCTGCGCGCGTCGCCGGATCGGTGAACATATCGATCGTATACGCAACGCCTACGGCCGTACCCGTGAACGCCAGCTGTAGGCCGATGCCCTCGGTAACGTTGCTAGTGATGTAGAAAACCCAGTATTCGAATACGATCTGGCCCGTGCGATTGATCGCGACGTTCAATGCCGTGATATCCACGTAGGCCGTACTGTTAGTGTTTTGGCTTATGATGGGCTGGCGCCGCGCAGAGGTTTGCTTAGGCGCAAAGGTTGAGCCATTCCAGACAGGCACATCGCCCGATGCGAAGCCGCTGCTAAACGCTGGCCCGCCTTTGAGCAGCTGATTAGCCTGGTCATATTGCACGACCTGGCCATCGGTAAACGCGCCCATCGTGGCATCAGTGCCAACGCCCGCAACCTGGATTCGTAGGCCGTTGAAAAACACTTACATACCCGCCGTGAGCCGCTGCAGCTCAGGCAAAACGGTTTGCTTGAACTTGGGATCGGTCTGCGACAAGCGTGCGATGAGATTTGCGACCGCGTTGGGGCCGTTTGCGCCCTCTTTACCCTGGGCCTCTGCAATCTGGCTGGCGTACTCGCCCAGGATCGCGCGATTACTGTTGAGCGCCTGAATCGCGGCTTGCGGCAACAAGTGCCCGCGACCGCCCGCGACCGCCGCGGCTGGCGATGGCGGCGGCGCCGCTAGGTCATCAATACGCGGCGCATCAGATGGCTGTTCACGCCATGGAGCAACCCAGGTAGGCCCCGATTGCCCAGCACGGATCGCGGCGTTTACGACCGCTGGCGTAGCGGCATCCCGCACGAAGTTGCCGGCGCTACGCAACGCCTTGGATCCAACGTTGGCCAGGCCCGCCGTAGCTGCATGGCCCCGCGACTTGAGCAACGCGCCAGTGGCCATTGCGCCGGCTACCGGAATCGCTGCGCCAATCGATGTTGATTGCGTATCGCCGCCCAAAGCATGCCCAGCAACGCCGCCGCCCGCTGTTGCAGCGAGCCCGCCGCCAGCCAGTATCGCGGTCGGCAGTGACATCAGCTGGTTGCCAGTTTCCTTGGCCTCGCGAGCGTTGGCCAGGCGCTCGATATCGAGGCCCTTGGATAGGTCGCCCTGGGCCGCAGCAAATCGCGGCGCGATGTCCGGCGCTTGCTGATCTAGCGATGTCCTGAGCGCGCCGCGGAACTGATCGCCCGCCAGCCGATTGTTTTCCTCGCGCAAGTCATCTGTGAGAGTGCCACCCAGCTTACGACGGTTGACTAGCTTATCGAGCGATTGGCGTTGTTTGAGCGCCTCAGGGAATTCCATCGTGCTAACGCCTGGGCCAGGGCGCGATTTGGACGCGATACGCTCAGCGAGATCGACCGCATGGCCTGCCTGTTTCTCGTACTCATCCGCGGCCAGGTCGCTCAACTCGCTCGCCCCTTGGCGCAGCTTGCTCGTAACCGGCAATGTATCGACCAGCACAGGCGTACGCTGTGCTAGCTCGCCCAGGACAGCCTTTTGCTCGCCCAGCGCGGCCTTGTTCACGGCATTGGCATTCTTGCCATATGTCTCAGCGGTCTGCGGCAATAGCTTGCCCAGCCAGCCCTCACCCTGATGGATGCCGCGCTGTTGCATCCATTCGCCCAGCTTCTTTAGGCCCTCTTCGCCGCCGATGTTTTCAGCGAGCTTACGAATGTCGGATCCATACGCGCCCGATGCGGCAACGCGCTGCATGAGGCCGGAGTCGCGCCAAGCATCCGCAAGCTTGCCGCCCGCCCAGCCGCCCGCCTGACCTACCTTTTGGCCGATCTTACCGAACAGCGCGCCAGCGCCAGCGCCGCCCGTAAGCGCCTCTAGCCGCTCGCCCCAATCCTCAGTGTCAGCATTGCCCAGCGCCGACAGGCCGCCTTGGATCGCGCCGCCCAGCACAGGCTTGGCCAGTTGCTTTGCCGCCGATGTGCCGCCCGTAGCAATCGCCAGCGGGGCTATTTCGCCTACTAGCTGCGCAGCTGGCGCAGCCCTGGGCGAGCGCTTATTCGCCAACGCCAGCCGCTCGCGTACTGCGAATTCGCGGTCATCGCCGCCAACTGCGCCAGCCGCTTGCGCTGGGTTTATGCCCAGGCCCGACAGCACGCCGCCAGCGCCGGCATAGAGCGCATCGCTAGCCGTGCTGGCCGGCGCGTACTCATCCAGCGCCGCCAAGAAACGCTGGCCAGGGTCAGGCTCGGTAGGCATTCCGACCGGCCGCTCAGCACCCGTCCATGGCTTGAATCCTTCGGCATCCGCGGGCACGGATGCCATTTCTGCATCAATGCCCTCTAAGGAGCCGCCACCGAATTCGGCCATGCCTGGATTGCCAGACGTAACATCATCCGGCAGATCGTCGGCGGCCTCATCATCTGGCAACCCATCCAGCCCAAGCTTTTCCGCTGGATCGCTCATCGCACAACACCGCCGCCATCAGTGAAGATCGGCAATCCACGCGCGGGCATCGATTTGCGAGTAACGTTGCCATTGCCGTCAACAATCTTGTAAGTCCCATCCGGATTCTTAGATGCCGTCCAGCCCTTATATGCCCGAGGCGATCGCGCCTTATTCGTCGCTGGCCGCCCACTAGATCCTGGTGGCGCGTTGGGCATTGGGCCGCCCTGCTGCGGCGCTGACGCTGTCGGCGTTGGCCCTTCCATGCCGATGCCGTACACATGCAACTTGCTGTTCGCGACATTCTCGAATGCCTGCAGCGCGCCCTTCAATTGTTCGCGCCGGATATTGCGCCCGCCCAACTTGGCCAGATCCTTTACGCCCGGCTCAATGCTCGGAATCATGCTCATGTAGTACGCGCGCTCGCTATCCGTTAGCGTGCCAGTAGATCCGGCTTGCGTGAGGCCAGTGTTTACTAAAACCTGCGCCATGTCGTACATGGTCTTAGCTTCGCCAGCGAGCGCTGTCCCGTATTTCTCCTCTAGCTGGGCCATCGTGCGCAGCGAATCCAGCGCTGTTTTGAATCCGCCAACATCCGTTTGCATTTTAGTAAACGCGGCTGGGTTCGCGGCGTTTTGCGCGTAGGCCGCTTCGTCCTTAATCACTGCGCCCGGCAGGATCTTACCAGCGCCGCGTGTAGCCTCGGCGCTGCGTTGCTGTTGCTCCGCGGCTTCACCCGTTGCCGTAGTCGTAGCCCGCGCCCGCTCGGCGGCGATTCCGGTCATCACTGGTGCGTTCGCAATCTCGGTAGCGCTGCGCCCAGCCTCACCCTGCGCGCCGCGCGTATAGGCCTCTTGCCCGACCAGGCCCAGATTCTGCTGGCGCATCCACGTGTCAACCCGCGGCCCCAGCGTCCGATCCTGTCGAATCGTAAGCAGGTTCATCTTATCCAACGAGCCGCGCGGTGTGCCAGTCTGATAAAACTGTTCTTTCAGCGCGACGACACTCGGGTCGTTAGGGTCATTCAAAATCTTGGATTCGGCCTCACGCAATGCAGCACTGCGTTCACGCTGCGCTAACCCGCCCCTAGCAGCGTCCTCCTGCGCGCCCCAGTGCCGCTGCAGCGCGGCCTTATACGCCTGGTCACGATCCGCGGCATCCATGCCCTTCGCAGCGTCCGCGCGTTGCTTCTGCGCCTGCAGCTGAAACGCCAGCGAACGATCCTCATCGGCGCGGCGCTGATCGATAGCCTGGTTTTGCGCGGCGGCGTTTTGCGTCAAGATCTGAGGGATGTTGCGGCCCTTATTCAAGCCGGCATCCAGCAGCGTGCCCAGGATGCCTACCGCGTTATCGCCCAGGAACTGGCCGATCTTACCGCCAACATCGGGGCTCGATTCGGTCGGGCTAGCAGCCGACTGCAGGTATTGGTTGTAGGCCGAGTCGCGGCGGCCTTGCAGCGAATCGCCGTAGTCAGTAGCAGCGGCCATCTCCTCAGGCGCGATCGTGGATGGCGCAGCATCGGACGCGGGCGCGTAGTCCAGTTGCGGCCTGGCATCGGTCGCATACGAATCCAGATAGCTGCTTAGCAGCTTGTCCTCGTCGTCATCGTTGGGATCATCGTAGGCCATAGCTAGCGGGTGAATTTGGGTGCGTACTTATTGACTATGGGCGCGCCGCCCAGCGGCGAGATGCCGCCCAGGATCTCTCGCATGATGGCCTCTTTCTGCGCGTCCTCATCGCCATCAGGCTCGCCGGCCATCGGCGCTTGCGGCGGCATAGCTGAGGGCGCGGCCGGTGCGCGCGGCGCTGCAGGCGCTTGGGGCGCAGCAACAGGGCCCGCGAAGTCGGCTAGGTAATCGCGCAAGATGCTTTCCTTGCGCTTATCGATGTCAGCTGGATCGTTATATGGCATGGTCAGACACTCTTTGCCGCGCCTACGGCCCGCTCGCCCTCGTTGTAGCCCAGCGCGATTTTCAGCGCCTCATTCTCATCGTCAGGATTATTGGTGCCAGCGCGTGTACCAGCAGCCGCCGTAGTCGCGCCTGTTACGCCCGCCTGGTTTTGGAAACCTTGCTGGCCGCCCTCGTTGACCGCGCCGGCATAGGCCGTCTCGGTGTCGTAACCAACATCGCCGGCCCTAGTATCAGCGCCTACCACGTCCTGGGTCCGGCCATAGTTGCCGGTCAACATGTCCTGGCTTTCCTGCTGGACGCCTGTAGCGCGGTCGCCCGCGGTCTTATTGGTCTGTTGCGCGGTAGTGTTACGCTCGCCAGCGAGGTTACCAACGCGACCTGCTTCGTTCTGGGCGTAGGTGTTCTGATACTGCTGGGCGACTTGCGATCCGGTCTTATTGAACGTGTTGATCGCATCGTTGGCCGTGCGGATGTCACCGGCCTGGTTGCCGACCAGGCCGATCGCGCTCTGATTCTGCCCGCGCAGTAGGCCCGCCGCTTCGCCATACCCCGCAAGGCCCTGCATGCCGCGATTGACCGCATTCGACTGCAGCCCCAGTTCCGCCTGAGTGCGTTCCTGGCCAAGGCGCTCCTGCGCGGCCAGATTGTTCGCGATTTGCAACGTGCCGCTGTTCAGGCCGCGCTGGCTAAGGTTCTGCATCACAGCCTCGCGATTGCCACGGTCCTGGCCCTCGAAATTCCGGCGGGCCATCTCTGCAATGTAACGTTCCTGCGCGCCAGCCTCCGGCGAGCTCAGTTCGCGGTAGCGGTTCATCACGTCGCGCTGGTCTGCTGCGCCTTGCTCGGCATCGGTCAACGCGAGGCCCATCGCCTTACGCTGCGCAGCCAGGCCCTCAGGATCGGCCGTAACATCCGCGCCGTAGTCCCCAGCTTTGAGCTGGGTCATCAGCGGATCGGTTTCACCTAGATACTTCTGCAGCGCATCGCGATCGGACGCGCTGAGGTTTTCCATCTGGCCCGAATACTTATCGAGCGCATCCGCCGAGTACCTGTTGATTGCGTTCGCGTTGTTGGCGGTATCTTCGGCGGCTTTGTTGTAGACACCCTGGACCTTATCGCCCGCTACGCCCAGCTGGCGCGTTGCCTCCGCGTTGGTAGCTGCGGCCGTGTCGGCTGCGCCGCCGAGCTTATCGAGCTGGGGCGCTACGGTTTGGTCGAAGTAGCCAAGGTTCTCAGTGCGCGCGTTATCGCTCTGGTCAAGCAAGCGATCAATGTAGCCCTGGCTTTTGTCGCCAAGCTGAGTGTCCTTTATGGCTGCATCGGCAGACTTGGTGTCGCGATCGAATGCCTCAATCGATTTCTGATACTCATCTATGCCAGGGTTACGCTTCTGCTCTGTTTCTAGGTACGACCGGAAGTCGGTCTTGAATTTCGCCAGCTGATCAGCCGACATGTCAGCGACCGGAATAGGCTTACCGAAAAGCTTATTCGCATAGGCCAGCTGCATTGTCTGATAGTTGGTCATGGCTAGATCGCAGCCTCGAATGTCAGGCGGAACGTAAACCGATACTTGACCGTAGTGCTGGGTGTCAGGCCATTGATGCTGAGGATCTGCAGGCCGCCCAGCTGCGGCTTCCATACGAAGCTGCAGCCCGTGCTAGTGATGACGGCTTGCTCAGGCGCGGCCAGGCTGATGACGCGCAGGCATTCGACGCCTGCAGGTTCGCGGATGATCTGGCCTACCACTAGCGGCTCGCTGTAATACTCCTCTAGCGTGCGCAACACGACCAGCGGCATGCGATCCAGCGCTTGCTGGATATCGCCTGACTGCTCCTTTTGGCCGCGGTCGGGCCAGACATTGCGCCGCAGCTTTGGGTCGTTAGTGATGACGCTGGTCATCGGTAGACCTGCTGTTCAGTGAGCGGCGAGAAGCGCACGCTGAGGCCCTTGCATGTCGGCGGTGTAAACACGCCGCCGCCCGGGATGGTGAGGCCTGGGGATAGCGTTGGCGCGATGGCCGCGCTGCGCGGGATGCCGAACGTTGCGCGGGCATCGCCGTTCAGCCATGCGACCAGCGTTGCTGAGCCATCGGCTACGCCCAACCAACTCGAGTTGATGGTACGCGTCGCATCTACCAGCGCGAACAGCCAGGTCGCGTCAATCCAGTGCCGTAGCACGAGCGGATCATCCTCGTAGAATGGCTGATACTGGATGACCGCGGTCAGGTTGGCGGCTGTAACCGCCTGATCGAACAGCCATACGTTGACTCCGTTCGGCACGCCCGATCCGTCACTGGTGCCGACTACGACCCAGCCGTTGGGTTGCGTTACCGGATTCGTCGGAATGCGCTGGTAGGCCAGCGCGGTAACGTTCGCGAACGTGAGCTTAGACCAGCACTTATGAACGGTGTTGTAGAGGTAGTACGCTGGCGGCTCAGGCTCACCGGGCGGCGGCTCTTCGCTGCTACCCGTGAAATCGGGGCCAGCTGTAATCAGGTGAATTTCATCGAACGTTTCGTCGCGCTCAACGATCAGCGACGCTGTCTCTACGTACGCCGGCCCAGGCAAGATATCGCCTACAGTCAGATCCGAAACTTCATCAAAGCCGTCATCCGCGATATGTACTAGGCCACGATTCGTGTAGGCATAGACGCTATCGCGCAAAACGGTCGCGCACTGGGGCGCGCTCAGGATCAGCGTCGTATCGAGCTGGTCAATGCGCCACTGGCCGCCGTCGCCGCTTAGGCGGAACAGGCCATCAGTGCAAAAGATCCAAAGCGCATCGCGCGTAGCCGATGCGCCGACCAGATCGGCCAGGCCGACGAACGCCGTGTTGCTTACCGGTCCATGCTCGGGCTGTTGCTCATGCGTCCACTGCAGGAAATTGGGCCGCGGCGTTTGCGTGAATGTCTGGACGGCTGCGCCAATCTCCGGGATGGGCGGGCTAAAGTTCGCACCATTGGTGCCACGGATCGTAATCGTGGTCGCAAAGTTCGGGCGCGCTGGCTCAACAGTCAGCGTAAAGCCGCTGGCGGGCTGGGTTGCCGCGGGGATGGTCTGATCGCAAGTCAGCTCGTACTCGCCTGTTCCCAGGCTCGCGGTTAGCTGCGACAGGCTGCCGATCGGCACCGATGCGCCGCCCGCGATCTGGATCTGATCCGCGATGTGCAATGTGGCAGGGATGACCGTCGCAGTTGCCGCGCCGCTAAACGTGATATCCGTTGGCCCCGGCCCTATCGATGCCACAGTGAATACGTTGTTGGGAAACGCGCCGCCGCCATTGGTAAGCAACTGGCCCACTTTGATCCCGATGAGATGCGTGGCGCTTACGCCCGATACGACGGATGCTCCAATGCTTGCGTTAGCCGTAATAACTCGAGTGCCTACCCCAAACGTGCGCTCATAATCCGTACTGAGGCCAGGCGCGCCACCGTTAGACATCCCAGCGGGCACCTTGACCGTCCAGATCGGGCGCTCGGTAACGTTTGCGAAAAACGCGAATCCCTTGTAGCTCGCTTGTACTTTGCAGATGTTGGGCTGGCGGTTTCCAGACAGCGCGCCGCCTTGGCCGGGATTCGTATAGAGCTCGCGGCCAAAGGTTACGCCCAGCGGGCCTGGGACCTGGGTATCCGTAACCGTTGTGTTCGTCGCGATGATGTCCGCGGCAGTCAGCGTGTAAGTCAGCACCAGCTTGCACGTCGTGCCTGGATCGGTCGTAGCCGTCACTGCGGCAATCGCGTCCGTACGGTAAATTTCGATGATATCGCCCGCGGCCATGCCCGCGTTTACGCTCCAATCGACGCGCATCGATACGTTGACCGCGCCGCCTAACGTGTTCTGGAAACGGTAGATCAGGCTGGGCGTGCTGATGACTTCGTAGCCCTTAGGAAACACCCGCTTGAACAGGGCGCAGTAGCCTACGGTTGTGTTGTTAGCGACTGCGCCGCCCGCTGTGGCAACGGCCGTAAACAGGTTAATCTGTGCCTGAGGCAAGCCCGCCATGCGGAACGTGCCCTGCGCGCCTGTCGCTGGCGCCATGTAGTCAGCGACAATGACGCCTTGCTGGCTGTTGACCACGAAATGATCGCGCATCCGTATCGGCGCGATAAACCCAGTGTCCGAAAAAAACCCATTTGCCGATGTCAGCGTCGGGCGTGTCGCCGCCAATGTGATGTCATTGGCGACATCCAGGAAACTCATAGACCAGTTGACGTTACTACCGGACAGCAGCCGATAGGCCAACCAGATAAACCCATCATCCAGTACAAATAGCTTGCGTACGACCGATGCATCGGCGCCGAAGTCGCCGGTATGCGCTGGGGTTAGCGCCTTAGACACAACACACTGGCCCGAGTCGCGAAACAGGATGTTTTCAGCGACCGCCATCGCACCAGGCGGATACGCGCCGAGCTCATTCGGGCGCGTAATCAGGCCCAGCGGTTTCAGCACTGTTTGACGCGGCGGCATTAGAACCGCACCCAATTCGAGCGCGAGTAGCCGCGAGTTTTCAGGCTGACAGGGATGGTCTTAGGCTCTGCCTTGACGCGAGGCAAAAGCAGCGAGCGGAACCGCGTCAGGTCGTTAGTTACGTTGGCCTCTACGGCATCGGTAGGGCGCGATTGCTCGATCATCACTTTGATCGCAGCTACATCGGCCAGCGCCCGGTGATAGTCATCGGGTAGGCATGGCCAATCGGTCTGGTCGGCGGCGCGCACGAAGTCGCCTACCTCGATATCGCTCAGGTCTGCAGTGCCGCCGACAGTGATCGTAAACGGCCCTACGCCCGCGATCGTTTGCTGCGCGTTGACCAGGCCCAACTCGTGCCAGCCGTTGGGATGAACCACGTCAATCAGCTGCAAGGCGCTGGTGATCGCGCTGGGCACAGCGAGCGATTGATCAAACGGCAATGCCGCGACCGTCATCGTGCGCAGCGTTGGGTTGACCGCCGTAACCAGCCCGCGCACAGTGCCGCTCGATTGCTGCGGCACCAGCTTTGAGGGCCTCAGGTAGTACGTAAAGCGCAGCGGCAGCACGCTGTCAGGCGTAGGCATCAGGACGATCTGGTCGCCCTCAATCGTGTAGACGCGAGGCTGGCCAGGGTTGCCGCTGATCGGACCCGCGTAGACCTGTGCCTCAGACTCCGGCACTTCGCGCACGCGGTAGAACGCGCCGTTAGTGCTGTCGGCGACTTCGATTTTCTCAAGACCGCCCACACAGGCGCGGTAGGGGATGCGGTAGCGGCTACGGCCGATGACCGTGCTGGTAACCAGCTGCTTTGCCCAGTAGCCGTTGCGCGCTTTGATGATGATGTCGCCGAAAACGCTGTTGAGCTTGTCATCCAGCTCTAAGAGCAGCCGCGCATCGGTGTAGGCGGTGTACGCGCTCGCATCGCCAATCCAGGCGGTGTAACGCAGCGCGGCCAGCAGCTCGGTGGTGTTCATCGGCGCCGCGCCTTGGGATCTTGCAGTTCCTCATTTGCGAACGTGAGCCCAGCGCCGCCCAGCGGGCCGTATGGGTCATCACTCTCGCGCAGGCCAGTCGTGCCCGCGTTACCATACAGATCGGAGTTGCGCACAGGCGCGCCAGCAGCGGCTTGCTTCGCGCCGCCCATCCAGTTCCCTTTGCTCGCTGCGCCTCCGACGCTGGCCAGATTCTGGATCAGCGGCATGAAGTCCTGAGCGCCGACATTGTTTATGTCCTTCATGCCCTGGTCGTATTGCTGATTGATGCCCTGCTGGGTCATTTCCATGTCAACGCGATCGGTCGGCGCGCCAAGGCTGGATGCGCGATTGCGTAGCGCCTGGACTACGGCCATTTTCCGCGCCTGGTCGCGTTTGCGTTTGAGCTCTTCCTCATCCTCGCCGGCCTGACCTGCGCCAATCAGGCCTAAGAGGCCGCCTACGCCCGCGCCGATGCCCGCGCCGATAGGCCCAAACGCCGCGCCGGTAGCCGCGCCGCCCGCGATCGATGTGCCGATTCCGAGGCCAGTCTTTGCGGCTGAGGGCATGCATTACCTTTCACGAAACTGCAGCGGCGGCGGCCCATTGGGGGAACAGGCCGCCGCCGTAGTTCATCAGCTGCCGCTCGTGTCATCACCCGTATTGGTGATGCCGGTCGCGATCGCGTTGCGGTAGGGCTGCAGGAGCAGCGGCGCTTGCTGTGAGATGCATCGGAGCTCAGAGCCAGCGTTGTTGGGCAACTCCAGGAACAGCTCGCCGCGACCATCGGCGCCGCGGAAGTTGATGTCTGATGCCCCGACGCGGACGGACATGTCCGGTTCAAGGAAAAACATCGCCCCCTGCTTCATGAATTCATGAACGCGGACTTCGATCTGGCCTACTGGGCTGATGTAAGTCAGCTTGGTCGTGCCCTGGACCTTAGTCTCTACGCCCTGGCCGCTAGACTCATTCCAGCGAGTCAGCGTGTGCGTTTCCTCAGCCAGGTCTGCAAAGGTCTGGCTGTTAGCAAACGCGACCAGCCCCTTTTTCAGGCCGTTGGGAAACAGCTTGGCGGCGATTTGCAGCACGCGTGCACGCGTCATCGCGCCAGCGATGGGGAACTGCCGCGCGCGCCAGATCGGGTTAGTCGCGGCGCTGATGCCCGCAAAGGTTCCCGTGTTTTGCAGGATGCCTTGCGTGCCCAGGCAACATTTGTTGTACCAGCCAGCAGGCAGGATGCGTTGACCCGCCGCGACTGCGACCGCAGAGCCGGTCTTGAACATCTGAACTTGGCACAGCTGAGGATCGACTACGCCCTCGACCTGCACGTTCGTTTCAACCGTCGCTGTCCCTGCGGCGTTGAGGATATCAACGAGCATGCCGCCCGTGGCATTGCCGCCTGAGCCGCTGTTATTCCAGAGGCCGCTTGCCCAGGAGGCGCGCGTAATCTGGACGATTGGGTGCGTCGCACTGCCGAAGTTCGGGCCTGTGCCCGCAAATACGGCCGTAGTCGCGATCACACCGATGTCACTGGCGATCGTCGCGCCTGGCCCTGGGCCGTACATCAGCGCCAGCTCGTTGTAATGCTCGGCGCCGCGGAGCAGCGTCATCATTATATAGTCAAACGGTTGCCAGTACGCGGCGGAGTCGCCCGACTTGGATGCGCCGTTGTTGCCTTTGAGCATCGCGCTGTAAGGCAGCGTTTCGCGCAACGCGATATCGCAGCCGTCCAGCACAGCTTCGAGCTGAGCGGGCGAGCGCGCCGCGTTCAACGCGTACGCCGTGCCTGTGATGTCCAGCGTTTGGCCGTGCGAGATGGCCGACTGGATCGGGTAGTGAAACTCTTTACCTGCCCGATCGGTCGGCGGCACCAGCCGCATGAATTCCCGGAAGGAATTCACTTCGGGCATGGGATTCAAATAATCCCCGTAACGGATCGTAAAATTCGCCGCGAATGCGGGATCGATTGCTGACATGTCGTGACCCTGTGAAGTTGCGAGACACTTGAATCCCGGCTTCTGCAGAGTCAGACACTGCCAACGGCGCTAGGTGTGCTGGGCGCTATGGCCAATCAGGACCTATCACGACGTTGCAGGCATTCCGCGTTGCGCGTGCTGGTAGGTTTCTACCTTGCTACTGACCTGTCAAGGCTTACCGAACAAATCGGACATCAGATCGGAGGGCCGCTTGCGCTGGCGTGTAGCTCCGTTAGCTACGCTACGACCCGCAATCTGTGAGGTAGGAGATAGCGGACGCTGGACGGGCCTACCATTGGCCTGTGGCGCCGCTGGTCGCCGGCTATCCTCAAGTTCCTCGGATAATGTACGCGCCGCATTCATGACCGCATCTCGCGTTACCTCGTAGCTACCCGCGACTTCCATCTGGGCCAACAGGTGACGCGCGAAGTCCTTTTGCGTAGCCGGGTTGTCATGGATGCGATGCGCGCGGAAAGCCATCGGGCGGAGCTGGTCAAGTTGTTTGCGCATGCTCACGGCCATCTCGCGCACGCCGCCATCGTGATCCTCGCGCTTGCGCTGGCTTGCCAGCTGGTCGCGTTCGGCTGCAACGCGACGCAACTCGAGCGCATGCTCGCGGGATTCCGCAATCTGCCGCTCAGCGCGTTGCATGGCGTCGAATACGCGGCGATCGTTCTGGTCGCAGCCAAACTTGTGCATGGCCGCAATGCCCGCGGCGTTCACATGTTCGCGCTCAGCGACGCGCCGCTCAGCGATGCGGATCGCCACGTTCTCTAAAACCTGGCCGTAGCCGCGATTCTCGTACTCGGCCAGAAACGTATCTGGATCCTGGATGCGCTCGAAATGGGCGCGCACGTTCGTATCGCGGGCCTGCATCTGCTGGCGCTCATGATGGATGCGCGTTTGGGCCCGGCTGAGCGCCGATTGCCGGATGTACCCGTCTTTCATTTCCTTGGCAGTGACCAGCTGCGTGCGCTTCGTGCCGTCATCCAGTTTGATCTCTACCTCGACCAGCTTGTTGAGAAACTCATCGGGTAGGTAGTCGTTTGCTTGCCATTCGCGCGCCTTGGCTAAGAGCTCGCCATCTGCGATAGCCGGCGCTTCTGGCGCTGGCTCAGCGCTAGGGTCTGCAGGCGCCTCAGGCTCTGTAGCGGGGGATGGATCTACACCGCCAGCATCAGGCGCAGCGTCAGGGGGCGGCTCACCTAGCAGGCCTGGTTGCGTTTGCGTCGATTGAGCGGCGGGCGGCGCTGGTTGGCCCGTGGCGTTGTTGTTGGCCGGCGCGTTCATCAGCGCCCGGTTCTTCGACTCCATGACCTGGGCGAAGTTGCTGATCGTCGGCGTTACTGACGGCGTGCTGGGCGCTGGTGCTGCAGGCGCGGCGGCTGGTGCTATGGCGTTATCTGGCATGGCGAAACTCGGTTAGGTCGCTGGCGCCATCGGCGGCGCGGGCTGCCGCATCGCGTTGGGCGGCGGCGCAGGAGGTTTGGGCATCGTAGGCATGTCGGAGCCTGGTGCGGCTGGCGATCCGCCGCCGCCGTTATCATTCGCTGGCGCTCCGCCCGCGTTGGGCGCGCCTTTGGGCTGCGGCTCAGGCCCGACAGGCTTGTTACCCGCCATCGGGCTATTAGGAATCACAGGCGGATGCGGCAAGCCAATCATCGCGGCCAGCACTGGGTCAACGCCCGCCCACAGCAGGCCGTGTTTGCTGATGTGCTCTTGCAACATCTGCAGGCCCTTTACGTCCGGCTGTTCCATCGCGCGCAGGCGATCAAGCATGCTCTTATGCTTTTCGCAGTGAAGGATCGGATCATCGGTCGCGGCGGGCTCGCACCATTGGCCTTTCATCAGCTGCTCATTTTCGTACTGGATGAGCAGCGAGCACGATTGATCCAAATCGACGAATGCGTCCGCGTTGCCGGTCGTAATCAGCTGGTAGGCGGCTTGGCGTTGCTCTTTACTGAGGCCCTGCAGCGCCTGGAAAACCTCTAGCCGGCCTGGGATCGTCCGCATCAGCGGCGATGATGTAGCGACCTGGACGCGGCGCACGCCCGACAGATCTTGCTTCGTGAATTGCTTGATGTACGGCGCTTGATTCGCGCCGGCTACCTCAGCGAGGAATGGCGCCTCGCTGTTGGCGCGCACCAGGTCCAGCAGCATGTTTGCGGCTTCATTGCGCATGTCATCGTTAGAGGCCTCGGTAGCGCTAACGAACTTTTGCGCGATATTGAGCATCAGCGCCGCGAACGTACCGGACTGGATGTTGGCATCGGGCGCGCCGCGGGCGACGCTATTCATGCCGGAGATATCGTTCATGCGCTCGATCAGAAACTCGAGCATCCACTTACCGGCGTCGGGCATCTTTGCCCATTCAACCGTGCGCGGCGGCTGTTGGCCTGGCTTATGGGTGAAAAACCCGCCGCCCTCAGCGAGTTTCCGCATGTCGACTTCGACGCCATCCTCGGCCCAGAGGCTCTGATTGCCAAAACGCATCAGATTGTTGGCGCCTTGCGTCAGCAGCTCATCGATCATTTCCTGCATGCTCAGCAGGTCGGCGGCTTCTGGGTAGCCGAAACTCGTACCGAAATACCGCCCAGTGCATACGAACTTGACCGGGTTGCCCGATGGCAACGGGTTAGGTAGATCCCACAGCGCAGTTCCGTTTACGACGCCTACGTAACGGCCGCCCGGTAGTGCGCCGGAGTCGCGATGGTAGAAGTGCCGAACGATCACAATGTCATCGCTGGCGCCGGCCAGGTCGTAGCCGAACATCTCAGCGATACCCAGCTCGCTCATCAGGTTAGAGGCGCTGAGAATGGCTTCGCGCTGCTCGGGATAGAGCGCGGCGAGCTCCCATTTATTGCGCTTCTCGCGCACCATGACCCAAGGCGATGCCTCGGTATTGGGCTCGCGCACGATTTGCCAGGGATAGAGGGCCGTGAGCGTTGGCATGCCGCTTTTGACCGTCTGCGGCTGCGGCTTCATGACCGTTTCGCCATCCGGCCATTGCAGCGGCTGACCAGCCTCGTCCAGCGCAGCTTGCGGCTTCATGACCGTTACGTCATCGCCGCCGTCCGCATCCCAGCGGCCCCAGAGCGCGCCCTCTCCGAAGTAGCCATCTGACTCCAGCGCTTTCCAGCCCGCTTGCTCGCCCTTCGCGGCGCGGAACAGGTAATCGACAACGCTCTGAGCCATCGGAATCTGGCTCAGCGTTTGGAAATCGTCGTTAATCGCTAGGCACTGAAACGCTGGGCGCTCGCCTTGCGCGAGAATGTTCCTCTGTTTGATGTGCCCGCGTGTCAGGTTGACGCGGAAGCGCACAATCGAGGCGCCTGGCCCGCTGAACTGCAGCTGTTGCGTCGTATTCGCCGCGCCGGTAGCCGGATCCATCCCATACGCCTGCGCGTAACACAGGCGTAGGAGCTGCCAGTAGCCGCGCCGCGCGCCCGCGGACCACCATACGCGCTCGTGACGGTCTAGCTCGCTAATCAGCTCCTGCGCTGGGCCTGCAGCCCAATAGATAGGCCCTGGCCCCACTGTTTCCGGCACAGGCTTGGCGAAGCCGCCCTCAGAAAACTCACCGCCGAGCGCCATGGATCCCATTAGCTAACCTCTCAGATGGCGTAGACCATCGTGCACATACTGTCGGGCGCGTTCTGCGGCTTGATGCGGTAGGGCGCGGCGTACTCGGCCAGCGTATCGATCAATTTCGTTAGGTCGGGCTTGGTAGGCCGGAACATCTGCGCCGCGACCATATGCACCAGGTCGGCAACGCGCAGAATGGGCGACTCGCGCACCCATTGCACATGCTCAGACTCCGGAATCGGAATCTCGAACTTTACGCCATGCGCATCGGTGCCAACATCCCATTGCTTACGCACCGTATGCTCGGGCGGGCGGATAGACATCACTACGATCGCCATGTCGCGCACGTAAGGGACGGCATCCATGTTGAAACTCGCCTGGATTACGCCGCGGTCTACCACGTCGTACTTATCGGCCAGGTAGAGCTCGATAACCTTGCGGTCGTACGGGATGTCAGGCACCAGAAACAGGGTGTTCGCGGGAAACTTGATCTTTGCTTTGGGCTGGTCGGCCATGTTCATCGCCATTGTTTGGGCGCGCTAGGAAGCGCACCGATTGCCGCTACGGTGCCCGCGACTTTCGAGTCAATCGCGTGCGGTAGCTGCTCTACTTTCTTATCGAGCTCATCAAAGCGGCTGCGCCAATCCAGCAACGTTGCCTTGAATGCGCGCTCGTTAGTCTCTACGCGCTCCGCCAGCGCATCGATGCGACCGTAGATAGCCAAGCTGATGGGCGGCGGCGAGGATGGCCGCAGCTGGCGCAAGGCTTTGCGGGCCAGGTCGTAGGCCGCGGCCATCGCGCCAGCAATCAATATTGTGTGAATCCATTCCATGATCACGATTGCCTTTTGCATCTCATCGCCACGCGCGCACAGGCGCGCCGCGGAATTGCTTCGCATGCACCATCTCGTGCGGGCGCAGGATGGTGTCGGGAACGATCTTGTCCGCGGGATGCAGGTCGATCAGCGCGGGCGGATTCGGGTTGAGATGGCGCCGAAGGTTGCGCCAGAGATACATGAGCGCTGCTACGGCATCGCCGTGACCCAGCACAGATGAGCGTTGCCAATCGGTGCGCGAATCGTTCCACTGACAGCTGCGCAGTTGCGCGATGAGGGGTCCGGAGTCATCCCAGATCTCAATCTTGTTCTGCTGGAAAGCAAACCGTAGGGCGTTTAGCGCGGCCTCCGCATCGTCCTTGGCCGTTGGCGAAAACTGCAGGCCGTACAGAACGCTCATATCCAGGATGACCTGGGCGGCCGTGTCACTGACACGCAAATACGGGTTAGGGCGAAACGTGCGCTCGATATCGTCCCAATAGGTGAGCGTATCGGGCGGCGTTTCCCATATCAGGCCGCCGCGAGTACGCACAGCGTCCAGGATCGTCATCGTAGGCACGAGCGGGTTGTGTTCGCGCCGGCCGTGCGCTGTACCCCAGAGTTCCTGCTCTACGCGCTTGCAGACATCGGCTGACTCGGCGGTAGAAGCGTTGGCCTTGGCCCAGCTGCGCTGGATGACCAGCTTGTCGCGCGCCCAATCGACATAGCCCCAGATCATCCCGAACGGATCGCGCGTGCCTGGGTCCGCGGCCGTGTAGCAGTGCGCGTACTGCGGCACGATGCCCGGCTTTACGACGTGCTTTGCCTCGTTGAATTCGGGCACGACGCTGTCTTCGGGATCGCGTTCGCAGATGCAAAAGAGCTCGCGCTTGCAGGTCGGGTGATCGCGCCCGCCCGCGCGGGCAATCTCTGTTTCGATATCGTCCTGGGTGAGCTCGGTATTGTCTTCGATCGTATGCAGCGAGTAGCAGCCGCGGGCGCGGGCATCCTCGCGAAACACCGTGTTGAATTCGTGATCGGGCTGCTTCGCGGTAGACGACTCCAGGGCTATCCATGCCCAGGGCCTACGACTGAATTGCGGATAGATGTTGGCGCGTACCGTTTCCTCTAGATCCGTAACGAAGCCCGCCTCGGTTACGATGCAGAAGTCGAGATAGCTACCGCGCAGCGCGTCCGCGTGCTTATCGAGGCCTACCAGCTTAATGGAGCTGTCTACGGCCGACAGATAAAGGCACTCATGGTCGCCGGTCGCGGCGTTGGTGCCCTTGTATTCGGGATAGTAGCCCGCGGGCGCATCGGCAAAGAGGAGCTTGGTAAGCGGCACGATGATGCCGCCGATGCTCTTCTGCAGCGGCGTAGCGATCATGCCGCGCGCGCCTGGGCGGCGCAGGCATTCGCGCGCGCCCAGGATGAGCCACTTGGCGGTCTTACCCCAGCGCCGGCCTTTTTCGTCACACCAAAGGTTATCGAATTGATGGCCCGCGTCTCGGATGCGCTTGCGGTAGCCATCCTGCTGGCGCTCGTGATTCCAGGCTTCAAAGCGCTCGAAGTCCGATAGCTGATGGCGCTGCAGCTTGTAGGCGAGCCGGCCGGTCTGATACAGGATGCGTATGCGCTCAGACTCGCTGAGCGCCGCTGGGTCATCTATCTCGTGCGGCCCGCTCACCTTGCTAGCTCCGCCTCCTGGGCGCGATGCACATCCTCGATTGCGATGCGCAGGGCCGCGCTCAGGTTATGCAGGCGCGTCAGGTTCTTCGGCGAAAACTTCGCAAGGTAGGGCGCCGCGTCATAGCGCTTGAGCTCTACCGCGGCATCGCCCGCAAGGCCCAGCAGCACTAAGAGCGCACCGTCGCGATCCATTACGCGGCATCCTTGGGCGGCTGGGGATCGTCTTCGTAGGCGCTACCAGGTAGCGAGTACGCCACGCCCGCCAGCACGTCCTGATAGGCTGGGATGAGCAACTCGGAAACGTACCGGTCGAAATACGGGTCGCCGGCAAAGCGGCGGCGGTAGCGATTGGCTAGCCCGCGCACGGGCATCGGCAACTTCGCCCAATGCTTCGCGCACACGACGTGATCGATGCCTATAGCCGCGCCGCAATCGGGGATAGCGCAATGCCGCTGCTTAGGCGGCGCTACCTCGCACTTGGGCAAGCTCATCCGAGGCTTGATCAGCCTACTCATTGCGCCCCCTTGCGCTTAGAGGGCCAGGGCTCGGGGTAGGCCTTATCGGTCGCGACCCAGATCGCTGCGCGCATGCCGCTACGGGTTTTACGCGTGCGACCCGAATCCTTTACCAGGCCCGCCTGCTCTAGCTCGATACGCCGCGGGCGCTGGCTAGATGGATTCATGCTCAGCACGTTCTGGATCTCTTCGTCGGTAAGGCCGTCTGACCAGCGCTGGATGAGCGTATAGACGCGCAGGCGGGCGTTGGGTGCCTTATCCGCGTAGCCGACCGCGGCGGCCTTGGACGTGGCGGAGTGCGCTTGAAACGCTAGATCGGTTTGCTCGAATGGCATTTAGAGCTCCGCGCTTAGCTTTGGTAGCTGCCCGCGCTGCAGGGCCTCGACTTCGTCCAGCGTCTGCGACTGGATAACGACTACGCGCCCGCCGCCGTTCTTATCGCTGTCGGCCTTTTGCTGCTGGCCCGCGGCGATGAGATGCAGTTCGATAATCCTGGATGCAGCCTTTTCGCGCATGTTGTCGCGGCGGCTGTCGCGGGCCAGGCGAGCCAGAATCGCGACCATGTCAGCGAGGTGCGGGCTGGTCAGATCCAGCAGATTGGTAAGCGCGGCCTTGACCTGCTCGTTAGAGACGCCTGGGGCCATTAACCGGACTCGGGAACCTGAGGCCATTACACGCTGTGTAACGAGCGCCCCCATTCCTCACAAACGGGGCCATCAGATACGTGGTAGATTACCCGCGGCGGCTGGCTGGCATACACCCAAGCACACAACCCGAGTCAGCTAGCCGCCAGTAACTATTGCGGACGGCGGGCGCGCCTGTGATAGGCTCTGGCCTGCGTTCTGACTCTCCTCAAGGCTGATTGGTTTCACGGGGCATGGCCCGCCAGCAGGTTTGGATGGCTCCTATCGCTGGCGGGCCTTGTAGTTAGCGATGGATGCGGCTCACACACATTGGCAATTCATTACGCCGATCGGCACGCTGAAAGTGCACGTCGATAAGCCGCTCAGCCGTAGTGAGTTGGCCCTGGCTCTACGCGCCGCGGCAAAGGGCGCTGAGTCGCCCCTCGTGCCCTGGCAGAGCACTACCCGCTGGCAGCGCATGCAGCGCTGGCTGCGGGGCCTGGTGTGAAACAGCGTAAGGGCGGTAACCGCACATCCCATGCGAGGCATGCGCTCTTGTTCACGTTCCTGTGCGAGATTTGCGGCAAGCGCATAGAGCGCCTCGTGCCGCCGCGAATCGGGCTATGTTACGCGTGTAGAGACGCCGCGCCTGGGCGGCCGGCACAGGATCTCAGAATCGATGGCCTGGACATGGAAATGGTCCAAAGGAGCTCCGATGGCTACTAAGCAGAGTCACCATCATCACCACCACGATCCCGACTGCGACCCGCCGCCCGAGCCGTGCGATCCGCCGCCGCCTGTGTTCACGCCGATCCCGGTGCCTACGGGCTTTCCGCCGGAGCTGAATACGAACCTCGCTGCAACGCCCGAGGACGCTGGCGAATTTATGTATTTCGCCTACTTCAACTACGTAAAGCTGTACTTCGCAGTGCCGCCGCCAAGCTGGATCCAGCTGGATGAGGTTACGCGCGGAGGTTGGCTGCAGGCTGCGACCAATGTGCTGAGCGCAATCGAGTCGCTATTGCCGCCGCCGCCTGAGCCCTGAGGAATAAGCCATGCCTAGCGCAACAGATACAGACCAGATGCAGGTAAGGGTGCGCAATACCTTTGCCGGCTTTGAAGCGCTCAAAACGCTGGCGGAAGTAGGCGCAGCACTCAGCGCATCCAGCGGCCCGATCACGTTCGCGACTGGCCCGAGCATCCAGACAGGCACCGGTGACCCTACCAACGTTGTACAGGCCGCGCAGGGCTCGCTATTTCTACGTACGGATGGCGGCGCTGCGACAACGCTGTATGTCAAAACCGGCCCGCTGATTACCAACTGGACGGCGAAGTGACAGCGGATGCGGCTGCTAGATCCGGTCGAGATGTCATCGGGCGCTGGCTATCAGGTACGCGCCTACGATGACGCGTCAGACATGTATTGCTGCGAATGCGTGCCCAGGAGCACATGGCGTCTGGGCGGGCGCGAGTACGCGGAGCATCATGCGATGTTGATGCTGCGCGCTGTCGCCTGGGCGATGCGCAAATACGACATACCGCCTAGCTGGCAGACGGCTTACTACCGCGTAGCCGGTAAATGGCCCGAGGGAATGCAGATATGATTACGGCGGCGTTTATCATCCTGTGCGTGGCCGTGCTGGTGCTGGCATCGCTCAGCCCTTCATGGCCTGGCTACGCGGCGCTGGCCCTCGCGCTGATAGCGCTTCTGCTAGCGGTCGTGCCCGGGTTTCTGCGCTAGGCGTGTTTTGAAGTACCGGCTGGCTTCATATGCGGTTAAGCTCGCGCCGGTGAAAACCCGAATCGCAAAAACCTTCGACTTTGACGCGGCGCACCATCTACCGACCGTTGGCCTCGGAGTTTGCGTATGGGCATATTACACCTGTATGCGGGGTGTAAGCGTAGCGATTACGGCTCGAATGGCTTCAATGCGGCCTCTAGCGCGTCGATCGCAGCCTGACAGATTGGCGTAGGCGATAGCGTCGCATTGTAGGCGTCTGTAGCGGCGGAGGCGGCCTGGATAAGGGCGTTATGCGCCTGTGCATCTACGGTGTACATGAAGCGCCCGCCCTGCGCCCAGACCTTCGGGTCAACGGCGATGCCGGCCTCGGCTACGAGAGGGCGCACTAGCGGGCCGTGGGCGCGATCGGCATGAGATGCACAGGTCTCGTGCACAATTTCGCGCTGCTGGCGAGTAGGTTCAGCCTCGATAATCATCGCTTTCAGCGCGGCGTTATAGGTCGCCCACCACCGATCTTGGCGCAGGGCCTCTACAAGGCTGGCATCGGCGCTGTTGGCGGCGAGCTCTAGCGCCTCGACACGGGCGACCAGCTCCAGCCGCTCGTTAGAAAGCGCCTCAAGCATGCTCTGCAGCGCGGCGTAAGAGACTTCAACAGAGTCGCTCATAGCGCCAGTACCTTCCATCGGACGTAGTGCGGGCGGCTGGAATCGAACCAGCCATGCGATAAACGCAACGGGTTTACAGCCCATCCAGAGCCCAGCTCTATCGCCCGCGAAAACAGTACCTACCGCAAAAGCAAAGCGCCGGCTAGGGTTGAGCTGGCCGGCGCGAGCGGGCTTTGTAGAGACTGCAGCGAGGCGCTAGCCAGGCTCGATACCGGCGAACACGCGGGCGCACTTGCTGACGCTGGCGGCCAATCGCTGGCTATCTACGGCGTAGCGGAGCGACAGCGCGCTCTGGACGTGCGCAGCCTCGACTACGTGCTGGCGGGCGTTGGCGTACAAGTCCGCGGCGGCAGCCTGCAGCTCCAGCTCGGCGGGCTTGGCCATTAGCGGCGCACCCAGTGACAGCCAGTGGCGTCACAGCGCTGCTCGGGCGCGTCGGGCTGCGTAACCGATGCGGCGAGCTCTGAGGCGCCATGGATAGCGCGGTCCACGGTGTGGGTCACGGCGCGGTGAATGCCGGGTAGAGCGCTACCAAAGGCGTAGCAGGCGTAGATGAACAGAGCGTTGCGGAGAACTTCCATTAGCAAAAATCCTTAGAGTGCGTCTTCGCCATTTTCAAGAATGATGTGTCGCAAGATGTCGTTACCATCCCACAGCTGAACGATCCTATCGCGTTGTTGGGCGAACGCGACGGCTTCAGCCAGCGTTCCCCGCCCATCCTCCGCATGGTCAAACCCATGCCTCAGGATGAGCCATTTATATACCTCGGAGTTAGCGAGCAAAGATGCCACTGGCCTCGGCGCTGAGCGCCTCGTAATCCAGCGCGCTCAGGTCAAGCCCGCCCATCGTTGCGCTGTACCCGTTTTCAACCAGGCGCGTAACTTCGGGGCCGCCGCGCCCGGCTTTGAGCTCTGCCAATAACTTGGCCAAACGCCGCCCGCCAAACGCATGATTCGCGCCACTCTCGTGCAGAAGATAAACAACCTTGTTCACCATCCAAGCATGACGCAGCCAGTACTAAGAATCAATCAGGGCGTGGATGTGTGATAAAAAATCAGGGGGCTACTTGCTCAGGATAGGCTTGAAAACGCCGCAGTAGGCGCACATGAGCAGCCGCACTAGCTTACCGCGGCAGAAGGGGAAGAATGCGCCTGGGTTGCCATCAGGGTGCACCATGCGGATGACGCGCTTGTCCTCATCGTGCAGGTCGTAGCGTACCTCCTGGTGCCAGCAGCGGCGACAGCGATAGGCGTCACTGGGTATCCAGCGATGGGCTGTAGGGTCGGTGTCGCAGGGGAAGTCGGGGGGCATAAACGATCTGAAGGAGATTTAGGGAAAGAGTGGTTGAGTCCCATTGACCCCTGATCCGGTGCCCGAAAGGCGAGAATTCTAGGTCTGCGGCCCCGGATGCCATTTCTAGGCTCTGCCTATTCTTCCCAGGCATGTCGGAATTGCCAGAGCTAGGCCTTGAATGCCTACACGTAGACTCATAGGCTTGGCGACGGAACGGACGTGTGTAATCTAGCCTGGAGAACTCCCTCCGGGAGTCCAGAGGGACGAAGACTCCCGGATCCTCCGGAGCGAGGGACGAGCCCGGATCCCACCCTCAGGGTGGCGAGCCCAGAGCGAGCCGCGACCGTCGTCGGAGACGACACCGTCGGAGACGCGATCCTGGTGCGAGGGACGAGCGCGATCTTCCTCTGCTGGCGGAGACAGGGTCGGAGACAGCTAGAGCTGGTGCAGCGCAACAGCGCGGATTTTCTCGAGAGAGATATCGCTGCGCGTAGGGACAGGCCCTAGAAATGCCTTGAAACAAGGCGTTTTTGCTTCACATACGAGGCCGTATGTCACCCCTACCCTCCCGAAACGGGTAGGGTAATACTTAATGGGACGCGCCTTAGCCTGCCAGCGGAACGCGGGATCGGCGTTGGGGGCTGCTGGAGCGTTAGCGCCGTTATCGCTGTCATCCATACATAACCTACCTGCCTACGGATAACGCGGGCGCCGTGTGCGCATATGCATACGCAAGCCGCATACTAGCGCTGCAGTCCTCGGTCATACACCAAAGGGTGAGTACGCCGATGGTAGCGAGTACGACTAGCAAACAGCCGAGGTCGAGCCGGGTGTCAGCGTTAGGGTGATGTGTAGTCATGAGCGTAGCCTCGTCATGATGATGGCCTGCACGATACGCATCAGCTCGGGCGGCGCCTCGCTACGCTCTGCCAGCGAGGCGCTACGAAGCTTCAAGGCGTCATCGAAGCGCAGGATAGCGCCGCAGCCGATACAGACAGAGAAGTCACCAGGGATAGGGCCTTTGATGCCCTCAGGGTCGCTGGCGCAATCGAGCAGCTGGCCGCATTCGGGACAATAGTCAGCGCTTAGGCGCGTTTCTAGCCATTCAGTCATGCGGCATTACCTCCGTGCTGGCTTTGCCGCTGGGCGGCATGCTCCTCAGCATCGGCGCCTACCATGGCGTCCGCGAGCGCTGCGAGCGCGGTCCAATTGCGAGCGTCCCGTAGGCGCTCTAGGCCCCGATTGAACCAATCACAATGACAGTGATAGCCGGCTCTAAAGCCGCGTACGTAGGCCGTGTAATACGCTGCGCCTACCGTTGTAATCCAGATGACTACGGCTGCAATTGCCGCATAGGCCATGGCATCACTCATCGCCCCTAGGCGGCTGAACCTCATCATTTAGCTGCATGACGCGTCCGACGCGCTCGGCCAGCCACTCGTAGTCCTCTTCGCGCGTCCAATCGTTGGCATCCTGCAGCCGCCGCCGCAAGTCCATGATCATGCCAACCGCAAACCCCAGGGCCAGCATTGCTGTGGTGTAACGCTCGCGATCAATCTCAGTCATAGCCACACACCCACGATAGCGGGCACGTCGTCGCGTGAGCGGCCCATGAAGAACAGACCGGGATAGATCAGCTGGATCCATTCGGAAGCCTCAGCCTCAGAGACAAACATCAGCCGGATAGGGCTCGTGGTAGGCCCAGGTTCGCCCCCGCCGATGTAACTAGCCTGCAGCTCGTAGTCGGTGCTCGTGCTGTGCACGTTGGCGTATAGCGTGAGCATGAATAGCTCATCGTGTCTGGGCCAGCGCCAGGGCGATGCCGCGGGCAACTGTAAGAGCTCTACCTCAACCTGAGACTCCTGCTGGTTATTAGCTTGGCTTGCCATCGTTTCCCCCCGTTTTCGTCGTTTGCGCGTCCAGTGCCATCCCCGCCATGCCGCCGCTCGGAAACAGCTTGCAGCGCATGGCCTGCGCCAGCGTCCAGCCCTGCGCGCTACGCATGAGATCGATAGCGCCGTCATCCAGCGCTACGAAATCGCACAGCGCCTTGACCGCCAGCATGTCAGCGACCATCAAGAGCTCCGCCAGGTTCATGCCTCCGGGTACCTGACGCATCATGTCTACCAGCGCTACGCGCATGAGCCTCTTGAGCATGTGTATACGCGCCGGGTCGGCATTCAAGTGCGCCATGGCCTCGACCATGCTCTCAGCGATGTCCACTACAGAGCGCTCGATAGGTCCGCTCTCAAACTCCACTACGATACGGCCGCTGCTAGGACTTGCCATGTTCGTCCTTTTCCTTGGTCAACTCCAGCCCGACAACCCAATCCTGGGTGTGCTCGTACGCACGTATCCGGTCTATCAACTGCCGATGCTCGCGCTTCACGTCTACCAAGTCCATCTGCGTGTCGAACAGCTCACGGCATGTAGCCATGTACTTCGCATGCAGCTCCGAGCGCGATTGCCGGATGCGCTCTGTAACCGAGACCGTATACGCAAACGACAGTATCGCTATCAGTACGGCGATGAAGCCTAGCCAGGCCATTACCGCATCCGCTCGGAGATGAGCCGAAACTCATCGAAGATCTTCTGTGCCTGCTCCAGCCCGATGTCTAAGATCAGGCGCCTCAGGGCGGTATGCTTGGCCGGAGGCCCTTCGTCCTCATCGAACTGCACTCGCACTTCGCTATCGCTCAGTAGCTCTACCTGCGCATTGCGTCCGTTCGACTTACTGGCCTTGGCTTTCTTGCCGCGCTTGAGCGGCTTCATGCCCGACCGCCTACGCGCATTGAAGCGCGCCTGAGTGATTTGCTTACGCGTAGCGCCTTTGCGCTCCGTAGCCGCAAGCGTAATCAGCTCATCTAGCGACTTATCGAAGCCTTGCTTCGTTATCCACTCAACTAAGCTACCCTCGTACGGTGTTCCGCCCATGTCTTAGATGGCTCCCTATCCCTCACAGAAACTCAAAGCCTTTGCGCTCCGCCGCCTTAGGCTCCTCAGCGGTAAGCGCCGGCCAATCATTGCAGCGCCCCTAGCCATGCGTAGAGCTGGCGTTGCGTAGCGAACTCCGCCGCAGCGAATACCTCCACGAAGTCAGCGGTAAGCACTTCGCGATAGGCCACAATGGCGCGCACCAGGCGCTTAGGCGCGACTGCGCAGCCGTCATCGCTCACAAACCAGGCTTCGTAGCGCCATGCAGCCGCGCCCACAGGCCAGCCATCGGCGAGCTTGCGACCATGCGGCATGAACACAAACAGCCGCACATCGGGGCTAGGCGCAGCCCAGGCTACTAAGCCAGCGCGGGCGAATGCGTCATGACCCAGCACATCCAGCCGCGAGATGGCGTTGCACTTGCCGCGCTTGCTTACGGTCCACTCCAGGCGCGCAGGCTCCTTAGGTGGCGCGTTCTCGTAGCCGCGGCCAACACAGATGTAGCGGTCAAAGGGCGGGGCGACAGTTAGGTATTCATGTGCGATCTGCGACATAGACCCTCCGAGTCAGCGTAAGAATTCCTTGATGCGCGCCGCGGTCTTGACCGCCAGCCGATGCCCGAAGCCGCTGGTAACCAGCAGTAGCGTCACGGGCGAGATGCCCAGCTCCGCCGCGACCGGGCACGCGCCCTTTTCATCGATCATGTTTCGCAGCCGATCGATCTCCGACTTCGTGATCTCGTTGCGATCAAAGCGCCCGCCCAGGTCGAACAGCTCGGTAATGTTGCTGGCGCCTCGAATGCGCCTTACCGGCGCCTCATCGCGGATGCCGCGCACGGTAGGGCGGCCGGCGCGAGGGATAGTGCGAGCTGCGGAACGTGGCATGTGGTGTCTCCGTTGTTGAACTGCGACGTTGAAGCGCACGCTAGCGCCGCTCGGAACTGAAAATCAAGCTTGTTTACACGCCGCGCATACGATTCATGCATACGCATTGCGTGAGCTAGCCGACGTTCCCGTCGCTTTGCGCGCGAGCCATACGCTTACGCATACGCCCGCTTCGCGAGCCTCGCGCCTGAGCGCGTCATACTCTGACCTGGTGAGACTAGCCTTGACCGCATATGCGCGTAGGCGGTCTGGGTCTTTCGGCTTACGGCCAGCACCCGCGCGCCGGCCTCCATGCTGTTTCGGTTCTCTCGCCATACGCGCTACATGCCAGCGTCAGCACTGAGAATCAACATGGCGGCAACAGGCGTCCCTAGCCGGCGCTAGTGTCCAAACGAAATCGTCGATCGGGCATGATAAATTACGCCAGCGTTCCTCGTTGATCGGTATCGTTTGCTGGGGCGGATGAGGATCAAGATCTCTCTTGTGTTAAGAAGAGACCTCTCTTAGAGTCTGAGGCGGTTGGGTGGGGCGGGGGAGATCACAGATGTTAACGTTAGTGATCGCGCGCGCGCCCGGGGGTAGTCAAAAGCGTTTGCGATAGACCGCTCAGTTCCGTCACTTGCGCACGCCGCTGCGAAAAATCTCTGAGCCCTAGCAGGGGCCTCGAACCCGACACGCAGTGCCGCCAGGACGTTACGCGTTGCACCGTCCACTCGGATAAGAGCCCAGAGAATTGCCGTGTGTCACATAACGTGACCGCTTGTCAACTGACACCTTTTCACTAGGAAACGGCGCAGGCGCTATGAGGCTCTCAGCGGCCAGGATGCCAGGATGCTTGGATTGATAGCCGCGCGGCGTTTGCGGGCTTCCAGGGAGCTCCAGCGAGGCGCAACTCGTATTCCCTGAGGTAGTAGGCCTGCGCCGCGGCAATGTACTTCGCCTGCGTGGGCGCATCCTCCTGGGGATAGCGTGTAATGGCTATAAGAGCGGCGCTAACCTGGACGTAAGCCGCCCAGGCGTCTACCAGATCATCTCGCTGGCGCTCGCACCTATACGGCGGGCTACCAATGCGCAGCATGCTACCGCAGCCGCTACTCGTGACAGCTGCTATGACGGCGGCCAGCGCCGCCGCGTAGAGTGAACGCCATCGGGGCCTGGGCATGGTGGCCTAGTATACAACCTACGGTGGTGATCCTTGTGTAGGCACCAGATGCAGCGGTCGCGGCCGTACTTCCACTCCTCAGGCGTTTTGGGCGTGCTGTAGACATGGCTGCGCCCTCGCTGGCGTAGGCGTCTAGCGCGCCACAGGGCCAGCCAGATCACGGCCAGGCGCAGGAGCGCTTTCACTTGTCAGCCTCGAACATCGGGACCTGTTCGGCGCGGGCTTCATGCTGCGCCCACATGTTGACCGTGTAGCCCTTGGCGATGCGCGCCTGCGCCTTGCGATACGTGGTCGGGTCAAGCTCCGCGCCTACCGCCCGCCTACCTTCGATAGCTGCAGCGATCAGCGTCGTAGCGCCGCCCGCGCAGGGATCGCAGACCAGATCCCCAGGGCGCGAGTAGTCGCGCACTAGTTGCTGCATGAGCCAGAGGGGTTTGCCGCCCTTGATTGGCCGCCCGCCACGCATTCCGACAATGGATGGCGGCGGCACATACCCGCCCGGCAATGAGCCCCAGGTCTGAAACCGACGCTCGCGAGGCCTTGCTACCATGATCCAGCAAGTCCAACTAGCAGGGCCATCCCCAGCTAGTCGGGGCTGTTTTCCGATTTCTACGAATGGCAACGGCTGAAAGACATACCTGTTGGCCTCTAGTAATGCGGCCTCAAAGGCCGGCGCTAATACATGATCTGTTATCGCAACGAACCAGCCGCGAACACGAGGCATCCAACCAGATACAAACGCCTTCACATCAGCGACGGTCCAGCTTGGGTATTCGATGGCGGCGCGTTGGCGCGGTCCACCACCGGCGTATCGATTGGATTTCGCCGAATCAAACACGTTTACGCGCACGCCCTCATGCGTACGCTCTGAGTACGGCGGATCGCAAATAAGACAATCAACCTGGGTTATGTCAGCGAGGGCTACCCTCCAATCGCCACAGCGGAGATCTATGCTCATGCCGCCAACTCCAAACGCACGCCATACAGGCGTTGCTGTTGCTGGTAGTACGAAAACGTGTAGCCGCTGCGCATGCCATCGTTGGCGCGCGCATTCACTGTCGTGTAGCCGGCGAGCCATGCGACTACCTGGTCTCTGACGGCCTTTGCGGCTGTGCGCAAATTGTCATCGTCTAACATCCGCGGCGCGAGGCGCGTAAAGCCGATTTGCTGGACAGGCGCGCCTAGATGCTTCTGCACGGCTGCAGGCGTTAGGACGCTGAGCGCTAACATCGTGCGTTCACGCAGCTGTCGGCTGCGGCCTGCAGCTGCGCGCCAGTTGTTAGACCATCGCCCCTGGCTCTTGAGCTCGATACCGATCGTAATCACTACGGCGCGCGTAGCGGGGATGAGGATCGATCCTTCGGTCGCGATCCAGTGAACCGCATCCTGCTCTAGCCTGCGCTTTGCAACGCGAATCATGGCCGCCTCCTGCGCCGCGCGCGCGCCCAGAGTAAGACGGCATCGCTCAGGCACACGGTAGCCATCGTGTAGAGCCAGAGCTCAATGAAGCTAAGATCCACGGTCGCGAATAGCAGATCGGTCATCGCCGATACGCCCAGCGCAGAAGATCGCTCAGCCATATCGAGCCCAGCGTACAGATCAACAGATGCCACGCTGGCATAATGATGGGTTGCGTAAGGAAGTCGCATATCCTCACACCCCAGAGACTACACATGGCGGCACTCCAGACACGCCCGCGCCCAGGTACGAGGGCCCAGCGCGATCAGCGTAAAGACATGCGATGTCTCAGTGCCGCAGCGCCGGCAATCGTCCCATCTGACTACCCTCAGCCCTATCTCGAGATGGCGGCGAGGTATCCAAATCAACTCACCGAAACCAAGGCCAGCAACAGCCCGCGGGTTATCAGCTCCGCGCACTGGCCTCGGTTCCGGGCAATGGCGTTTGGGCCCAGTAGGGGGGGCTACCGGGTTAGCGCCAAAGATTTCTGTCTGGGTGCTCACGGCTGCGAATCCCGCGCTTGCGCCCAGCGTTCGGCGCAACACTCGCTAGCTTCATCGCGCACGCCCCAGTGCCGCTGGGTAAAGGCGCGCACGAATTCATGCTCGGCGTTGCCGTGCGCGCGTAGGCACTGTTCCGCCCATAGCAGCGTATCGAGCCGGCGCCTGTTTTCGCTGCGCGTGTAGTAGCGCCTGCTGATGGCGTCCGCGTAGGCCGTAAACTCGGCGCGCATGTGCTCAGGCACAGTGCCCGGATCGCGCCGGTCTAGTAGCTGGGCGAGCTCATCCGATGGCACAGGCATCGGCGGCACGTGCAAGGGCCGCTGCGTATCGAGCGCCTCCGCGACCTGCAGCGCGATAGCCAGCGTGTCGCGCGGGTCGATGCCAGGTACTTCGGGCGCTAGGCGTTCCATCCCGTTTTGTCCTTTGCGGCTTTCAGTTTGCGGTCGGCCTCTAGCCAGCGAGCCTGGGCGGCTTCGCGCTCATGCGGCGCCGTGGCGCGCTCGTACGCCTTGCGCCAGCGATCGGACTCCGCCCGCGCACTCTCAACTTCTGGGGCGGTTGGCGGCGCGCTGTGACCATTGGTGCCATTCGGACGCTGACCAGGCGCGCCGCCAATCCTATACAGATGCCAGTAATCGATAACGTGGCGCGGCGTGAGCTTGGCCAGGGCATCGGGTAGCTGGGCCTGACGGCGCAGCGCCCGCGCCGCTACGGCCAACTCGCTCGCCGGCTTCGCAGCCAGCTCCGCCAGCGGGCCCGCCCACTTGCCGCCTATCGAGTACGGTTCGAGGCCCGTAGCCTTAGATAGCCATGCCGCGCCCTTGGCAGATGGCCCAGGCTCACTAGTACCTGAGACATTCCGGCGCGCGCCAAAGACAGGATCCCATACTACAGGGGCATCAGCCGTCACGTTTTGTGACGTGTCAGGTGGTTCGGGCTCAGCTGCGATGGCTTTACGCGCCCTGGATTCCTGCTGGCGTAGCGCTGCAGTCGCCGCCGCGGTCTGGGCCGCCTGATAGCGAGGGAACACGAGCCGCCCGCCGTCTATCAGCGCACAGCCCAACTCGAGTAGCTTCGCCGCGCCTGCTTTGGCTATCTCTTCGGGCACGCCACAGAACAAGGCCGCCGCTTGCCAGGGCTCACAGGTTCCGAGATGAATGCATCCGGCCAGGTTGGCGCGCCGCAGCAGATGCATCAGGACTGTTTGGCCGCAGAAGCCTAGCGCCGCCCATGTGTCCGAGTCGCGGACATACAGGCGCACATAGGGCTCGCTGGCAAAGTCCAAACGCTCACCCGTGCTGGTAGTTGCGGCGTTGATGGCGGCGAGCTGCATTGCGTGCCCGGTATTTGCAAAGGAGGCTGGCGAACATCGCGTGTCGGCGCTTGCCCGCCAGCAGCTGGCCGCAGCCGCATGCACAGCGCTCGCGCGCCTTTTGCTCACGGCGGGCGATGCAGTCCGCGCATTCGGCGCCGCAGATTTGACAATGGGCCACACGATCCCCCGATAGCGCCCCAGGGCGGCGCCGCTGTGGATTACGAATCGCCTACAACCAGCCGTGACAGATGGATGCCCAGCACATCAGCAACGGCCTGCAGGCGCCTCAGGGACGGCACTATGCGGCCGGTCTCCCATCGCCACGCGCTAACAGGTTTCACGCCGCACAGGCGCGCCAGCGTGGCCTGGGATACATCCTTGGCCTTGCGCTCTTCTCGGATTCGCGCGCCTATCGAGCCAGCATCCATTACGCGGCGAGAATATGCGTGCCACGCAATGGTTGCAATGCTTGCGACGCGTATGCGCGGTTATTCCAGTTGCGGCGCATATACACAGAATGATATGGCTAGGCGCGCATGACTACTGCAGGAGTACCAGCCGTGAACAAGCTAGCTGGCGCCAACGGTTCGGCACAGGCCCGTATTGGCCAGCGCATCCGCGAGGCCCGCGAGGCTGCGGAGATTGACCAGATTGAGCTCGCTCGGCGCCTGGGCCTGAGCGCAACTACCATGTGGCGCTACGAAGCCGGCAAGCTGCATATCCCCACCGATCGCCTGTCAAAGATAGCGGATGAGCTGCGCCTGTCGGTAGACGACCTGCTGGGGCGCGAGGATACCCAGGCGACCGCGCTGGCCCTGCAGCGTGAGATCCTGGCCATCGCCCAGCTTGGCCTCGCCGCCGCGCACGAGATGACGCCCGATGCCATTGAGCGCTTCCATGCCGCGTGCTCAGACCACTATCGACGGACGAAACGCCGCTAGCGGCCCCAGCGTCTCGAGACACTGCATCAGCATGATCGTGGTCAGGATGGTCCGCGCCAGCTTGTTCCGCGGATGCCGGTCGTGCGCTAGCAGCGTGCACACCGCCCGCGCCTGGTTGCCTAGCGTTGCGCTGGCGTCATAGAACAGGTCGCGACCCAGCATGTGCGCCGGCCCCAGGCTGGGCCGCAGAGACACGCCCCGTTCCGCGGCCAGGCCGTAGATGGTCGTGCCTGGATTGGCTATCTGAACCGAGGGCCAACCGTCTGCAAAGTAGTGATTGCTGAGCGCAGCGGGCATCAGGGTAACCTCCGCATCGGGGTCGGGTGTAGCGCATCTGCATGCGTGGCGATCGCGCTGTTTGCAAGCCGTGCAACGTTTGGTGTCAGCCCGACACACAACGCACACCTAACGCATGGCTGGCGCCCACAATCGTATGCATTTCACGCATACGCCTGTTGAAAAACGTATGCATCGGGTGAATGCTCCGCGCATACCTCAGACCGCTTACGCATGTAAGGCGGCTGACAACACACGGTCTAGCTAACAGCTGGCCGAGATAGGTCACCCATCATGGACACGACCGTACGCGCATTGTTGGCCGTCAGCATTGCCGACAGCGGCCAGCGGCTGAAATGTTGGATCGGTGTGCTGGATGAGCTGGCGCTGGCCGAAGTCATCGCTAGCAAGCTGGGCGAGCGCGGCCAGATAGGCGGCTATCAGATCCACGCCATCACACTGGAACTGGCCCTATCGGTCGCCCAGGCCTACGCCAAGGCGTTCAATCGGCTGATTGAGTTTGCGATCCTGATTGAGATGCCCGGCATCCAGCCGCAGCTAAACGCGGTCGCTCGCTACCGGGACATCATCAGCGATCCGACCGGGATGTTTCGCCAGATGTGCGAAGAGAAACAGGCGGCCGTTGATGCCGCGAACGCGGAGCTCCACTGATGACTAACGAAATCGTCCAGGCGCCTACGGTGCCCGAATCCAAGCTGCAGCTCCTACGCGACACCTACGCCAAAGGCGCAACGCCCAGCGAGTTTGAGCTCTTCGTCGCAGTCTCGAACAAGCTGCGACTGGACCCATTCGCGCGCCAGATCTATGCCGTCAAGCGCTACGACAGCACGCTAAAGCGCGAAGTGATGCAGGCCCAGGTATCGATCGATGGCATGAGGCTCACAGCTGAGCGCACGGGTAAGTACGGCGGCCAGGGCGCGCCGCAATGGTGCGGCTACGATGGCCAGTGGCTGGACGTTTGGCTATCCGATGATGAGCCGCCCGTCGCCGCGCGCGTTGCCGTGTACCGTACCGACTTCGTCCAGCCGATCGTAGCGGTCGCATTGTTCCGCGAGTACGCGCAGCGCAAGCAAGGCGGCGAGCTAACCCGCTTCTGGCAAATGATGCCCGCGAACCAAATCGCCAAATGCGCCGAGTCGCTGGCGCTACGCAAGGCGTTTCCGAATGAGCTCAGCGGCGTGTACTCGGATGCGGAGATGAGCCAGGCGGAAAACGATAACGCACGGCCAACGCATAAGCCGCAGCCGCCAGCTGCGAAGACCGTGGCCCCCGATAAAGCCAAGCCTGCACGGTTCCATGCCGCATGGAGCAATCCAACCTGGGCTGGCAAGGCATTGGCCGATGCGCCGCAACATGTGCTGGCCGAGTATCTAGAGGCCCTCGACCGCGTGCTGGCGGATGACCGGCGCAAGCGATTGCATCCCGACCTTGCCAAGGCCAAGGCGGAGGCGGAAGTGGTTTACGATGCGATCGTAGCTGCAGCTGTGGACGCTGCGATGCGCGCGGAGTCGGATGCTGCGCTGGACGTTGCCGACCCGATTGCCGCGTCGATCCAGACAGAACACGACCGGCTCAACATGCCGGCCGGCGATGACAAAAATTCTAGCTGGGGACTCGAACCATGATGCCCGCGTTGCCATCAGCGCGGGCCAGCATGGCCGCCGATTGGGAGGTCTGCTCCGACGCATTGCTGCGAACAGGTAGCGAGTCGCTAGAGCTCGCCGCAACGCGTGCCATGAAGCGCGCCCGCCGTTTCGGCCTCAGCACTCGGCGCACCCAAGTCGCGCGCATCATCCTGGGTGAGGGCGACGGTGCCGGCTCCGAGCCAATGATGCGCATCCGCCGCGCGGCGGCCTATTGGCGGAGCGGCGAGCCATGACCAAAAACGAAGACTGGCGTAAGCCGTACGAATGCCTGGGCAACGTATTGACAGCGCTAGAACCGCTCAGCTGTTCGGAGCAAGCCCGAGTTTTGCTGATGGCGATTTTACGCTTCGCCCCGAACGCATTCAGCGACGCTGACCTGCTACAGCTCGTGCATATCGGCAAGGAGCCGCAGCCATGACCGATGCGCGCCAACGCCGCCCGCTATTCGAAATCGTCCAGGCGCTGCTAGTTCAGATCGCCGATGCCGATGGCGAGATAAACGCCAGCGTCGATACGCTAGAGCTAGAGCTGCAGGATAAATGCGAGGCCTACATCGCGGTCATCCGGCAACTCGAGTCGGAGGCACAGGCGCTAGAGGAACTCGCGCATAGCTACCGCGTTCGCAGCGCAACGCGGCTCAAGAGCGCCGAAGGTCTGCGCCAGCGGCTGGCGATGGGCCTGTCCGCGGCGGGCGTTGACCGGATGAACACGCCAACGGCAAAGGCATACTTCGCAACCAGCACACTAGTTGAGCTGGACGATCCAGAGCGCTTTCTAGTCGAATGCGAGGATCGCTTCTGCAAGCGGCAGCTCACGGTCAATCGCGCCGAAGTGAAAGCGGCGCTTGAGGCCGGCGAGCAAATCGCGGGCGCTTCGCTCACTACACGGCGGCACTTGCGCATAGGGTAGCCATGGCAAAAACGGATTTGCCGGAGTTGCTGTCTATCGAAGACATCGCGATATGGCTGCGGAAAACGCCCAAAGCTGTACGCGCAATGCGCGCGCGCGGCCAACTTCCGCCTGCGATTGAGCATTCCCAGCTGAAGTGTCTCCGTTGGAGACGCATCGATCTGGCACAATGGTTCGTACAGAACGAATCGCGGGCCCGTAGGAGCCGCAGCCAATGATCATCAGCGTGAACGAATACAAGCCATCCAGACGCGACGCAAAGGTCGCGAAACTAGTCGCGAAAGGCATGGAGCAGAAGCAAGCCGAGAAGAAAGTAGCCAAGCGCTACGAGTGCATCATCCGGATGACCATGCCAGGAGGTAAGGCCATCATCGAACGCAAGCTCACCCCTGCGCGCACGCCATCGGGCGCGCGCGAATGGGCGGAAGCGCACGGCCGGGCGTTGCTGGCGGAAGCCATCAACCCAACGCCAGTAGTTGTAACCAAGGCACGCGTGCCAACGCTGGCCGAATACTGGCCCGAGTACATGAACTCGTGCCTGTCATCGGGCGGGCCCAAAGGCGAGGGCCTATCGGTCAAAACGATCGCACTCAAACAGTCCGCGTTCGATGCGCATCTGAGCAAGCATTTGGGTAACGTGCCGCTTGACCAGATCGATAACAAGAAGCGGTCGGCGCTGCAGCTCGCCCTGAAGCTGCTGGGCATCGGCCAAACGAACATCCTGCAAGCGCTGTCGCGATGCCTGCACAAGGCAATCGAGGATGACGTGATCGCGGTCATGCCCTGCAAGTTCGGCGAGACAGCCAAGCTCAAAAACACGACCGCTCAAATCGATGCGCCGTTCTACCTGCAGCCCCAGTACGAAGCGCTGCTAGCAGCCGCGCCGGACCTTGAGACCGAAGTAGCCATCCTGCTCGGCGGCGACGCTGGCCTACGCGCTGGCGAGATCCTTGGCGTGGAACGGTCCGCGATCTCATTCGATCGCATGGAGATCACGGTCTGCAAATCGATCGTCTACATCATGCCAGCGGCCGAATTCCTGGCCTGGATCGCCGCTGGTCGCCCAGAAGACGCACGGCCGCCGTGCGAGTACATCGAAAAGCTTCCGAAGCACGACAAGATCCGCCGCGTACCGATGTCGCGCCGGCTAGCTAGCGCGCTACGCAAGCTACTCATCCGTACGCGCGGCGAGCGCGTGTTCACCCAGCCCGATGGGCAATGGCTCAACTACAACATGCTGTCAGACATGCTGGCCGTAGCCGAGCAGCGCGCCCAGCTGGGGCGCGAAAGCGAGGGCTGCGTTCACGTGCTGCGGCATACGTTCTGCAGTCACCTAGCGCTCGCTGGCACGCCTGCGCGGGTCATCATGGAGCTAGCCGGCCATCACTCGCTACTCGTGACGCAGCGCTACATGCATCTGGCGCCCAACTCCGCAGCCAACGCTATAGCCAATCTGGAAACGGCTCGCGACGCGGAGACACGTCCGGCGACCAAACGCGACGAAGTTGTAACTGGCTGAAACGATTGACGAAGCCCGCCCCGAAATCAGGGACAGCCCCTGTATCCTAGCCTTTGTATGCCCGCGATTCTGTTCTGCATTTCACGGCTAGGTCACCAGGATCCCTGCATTATTCGGGGCGGGCGTTCCACAATCTGATTCTGCGTTCCACTGCGTTCCCCGCTGGCCGCGGAGACAGGCGCGGAGACGGCTACGGCGCTCCGAAGTAGGCCTGCGCCCACGCGTCGAGCGCGGCGATCTCGGGCGCCGTGGGCTGCGCGGAGCAAACCAAAAAAAACGCGATGCTCACGTCACACTGATTTATGTCCGACCCGGCCGCGGCTCCTAGCGCGATCGCGGTCACGGCCCCGCCAATGGTCGCCGCCGTGGCCACGGGAAAGTTGGTGTTGTCAACCGTTAGGTTGCCGTTGGTGCCGTCCAGCCAAAGCTTGTGGCGATGCACTGCAAGATCGGCGAGTGGGCCCGGTATGCCGAGCGCACCATCGTTTATGTATCCGGTGACCCTCGGCGTGGTTTCAGCGTAAACAGATTGGTAGTCGTGGGTTGCTGCGCCAAACCCAAACATCATCTGAATGACGCCCGTTGCGCGGAGTCGCCATACGCCATACAGCCACGGCCGAGTACCGGATGCCACGACTGTCGGCAGCGTGCGGTTGGCCCAGGTCTTCGCGCCCGTTCTCGCGGCTTGGGCGACCACGCGACCGTTGAAAAACGCGCCGTCAGTCGCAACTACAGGCGTGCCTATGCCAGCCAGCACGCGCCCGCCGATGTAGTCAGTCCACGACGCAGC